GAGATGGACAGAGTAACCGCTCAATTAAGGGCTTGTGTGGAAACAAGTAGCTTATACTAATTTTTGAGTTACATCGCCCTGATACTTCTCTCAGTAATGAGACACTAGGTCTTGCAACCGTAACTCATCTTGGAGATGTAGGAAAATTGGTAACCCCAGGAGACTGTAAATCTTCCGCCTTATGGCACTGTTGGTTCAACTCCAACCGTCTCCACCAAAAATATAGGAGAGTCGCTGGGCAGGCGTACTCTTAAACTACCTAGGCCAAAGGGGTGTCCTATTCTGTATCAGGTCTCAAAGTGTTCACGGACGCATACATGCCTGTCACGCATGAGGAGCGGGATCGTTACCCGCTGGGACCGCCAAGTTAGTTGACCATATTATTTGACTACAATAATTGTATGATATATAATGATAACAATAATGCGAGTGTGGAGAAATCGGTATACTCTCCAGACTTAAAATCTGGCGTCGCAAGGCATGGCGGTTCGACCCCGCCCACTCGCACCAAAATAGAAGGTTAGAGCAATGAACTTTAGGACTAAATACATTTATGTTAAAATGTAATTTTTGTAACCGTGATAAAAAATCACCCAACAGTAAGGCTCAACACGAACTGTATTGTAAATCTAATCCTGATGCTAAAGTTAAAAAAGCATCAATGGGGATGTTAGGGAAACAAGGTAGTAATCAGTTTATTAAAGGTACTGCTACTCCTATGACGGAAACAGGTAGAGATATCATTCGTAATTCAAATCGTAATAGAGTTTGGTCTGATGAATCCAAAAACAAACTGTCATTAAGTATGAAACAAGCAGTTGAAAATAATCCAGAAGCATACTCATCTTCTAATAGAGGAAGAGTAAAACAGATTATTTTTAATGGGATGAAGTTTCAAGGGAACTGGGAACTTAATTTTTATAAATGGTGTCTTGCTAATAATATTCCTTGTATTAGAAATACAAAAGGATTTCCGTATGAGTGGAATGGCACTAGAACATATTTTCCTGATTTCTATTTACCTGAAAAAAAGGTATATGTAGAAGTCAAAGGATATAAAACTGAACGAGATACAGCAAAGTGGGGACAATTCCCAGAACAGTTATTAGTAGTTCAAAAACAAGATATAATAAATATTCAACGAAATAACTTTGAGTTGATTATTTAATTATTGCCTCTATAGCACAATTGGTTAGTTGCAAGCGACTCATAATCGCTAGGTTCCTGGTTCGAGTCCAGGTGGAGGCACCATCTAAATAGGAGACGTGGCCGAGTGGCCTAAGGCAGCAGGTTGCTAACCTGTCGTATGTGGTAACACGTACCGTGAGTTCGAATCTCACCGTCTCCACCAGAACGTTCCGGGTGTCTCCGGATACTGTGACCCGCAGGATGAGAAGTACTGTGACAAGTACGGGTGGTAGTCTTTAAACCCAAAGGCCGCTAGCAATGCGAGAACGGTCCCTGTCGGGAAGCGGGTGGAAGGAGTGTGTGATGGGTATGATAGCGTCATATCTTGATACTCTATAATTACCGCCGGGGGATGCAGAGCAGATTGAAGCATATTGATATTTGGTCGTAGCGGTTCATTGAACTTTAGTACATACCGAGGATGTTAGTGTGTTTCAATATGCTTTTTTATGCACAAATAAATGATTATGTTATGCTAATAGCAACTCTAACTTTATCAGGTTCAATTCCATGAACACCGTGTAACATGCCCGTATTAATACGATGCCATCTTTTTAGTTCAAGCTGTTCAATTTGCAATGGTTTGTAGTTTTCATTATATACGATAGTTTTAACATTTTTTCCTCCTGTATCTAACAAATAGTTATAGGCATTAATTCTGTTACCGTTATCTACATGTATAGGTAAACCGTTATATATTAATTGATATTGTGGATATATTTTATATTCAACTATAGATTGTAACCATTCTGCCAAATCATCATTAACATTTCTAGTTTTGAAAAAGTTATATTCAGCCGGTACTGTACTATAAGCTTTAGGTGGCTTATTAATGATATCCGTAATAGATTCAATTAAGTTTTCGGGTACCGGTGGTAAATCTAAGTATTCTATATATTTCATTGAAATAAGTAATCCAAGTTAATTTCTTTTTTTAATCTGATTAATAATGTAATGCGTGGTAAATCGTTAATGTTAGTTACATTATGTACCTCTTTGACTTTTATGACATGTGGAGTGGTCATTTCTAATTTATCTTGTAATACACATTCAGTAGGATTAAAACTATAATAGTCTATAATCTTGTTATATGCAACATATGATTTCTTTACAGGTTCTTTATCTGTTTTGTAAAAATTAACAAAAGTATTTTTACAATTTAGTATTGGTATATTAAAACTATAAAGACTATTACCACTATCAATATGTATAGGTGTGCCGTATGTTTTGTTAATTACATAAAAACCAAACGAATGAACATATTGTGACCAGTTCATATTATCTAATTCAGATTTTAATTCTGGTATATCAAAAAATAATTTTAGATTATCAGGTATATAGAATAAGTTTTCTTTACTTGATAATTCAGTTTTAGGAAATACATCAAAAATCTTTTCTTGAATGATTTTAATATTTTCTAAATAGATAGGTGAATAATATTTCATAATGTATTTATATGCACAGGTGGCAGAGTGGTCAAATGCGACGGATTGCAAATCCGTAAAACCGTGAGTTCAAATCTCACTCTGTGCTCCAAAGTTGCGGGATTAACTCAGGGGTAGAGTGTCAGCCTTCCAAGCTGTTCGTCAGCGGTTCGAATCCGCTATCCCGCTCCAATTCTATTTAAAATGTTCATTGCTCTGGTTCTTAACTGTTCAGTAAATTCTGATTCAGTTAAAGTACCCTTAGCAAGATTACATTTTCTACAAGTTACTTGAAGATTGTTATAAGTGGTTTCTCCACCTTTAGATTCAGCAATAACATGATCCATGTGTATTTCTTTATCGGACAAGTCTTCATCACAATAGACACACCATTTGCCGTCCCTTTCAATAACTCTACGGCGTAGGTTAAGAGGGATGTGTTGTTTCTTTTTAAACATGAAAATATTTATTCGGGAAAACAAGTATTGACAGATAAATAATTCTCTGTTATAATAACATTTGTTCTTTAAAAGGTTAATGCGTTTGTGATGTAATTGGTAGCCATGCGGGTCTTAGAAGCCCGTGCCGAAAGGCGTGTCAGTTCGAGTCTGACCAGACGCACCAAAAGAATATTGGGGGTGTAGCTCAGTTGGGAGAGCGGCTGGTTTGCAACCAGTAGGTCGCAGGTTCGATCCCTGTCTCCTCCACCAAGATCACCATTACACACGGTGTATACTATGATAAGTAGTGTGTAAACGAATTACGCGGGGTGGAGAAGTAGTAACTCATCAGGCTCATAACCTGAAGATCGGCGGTGCGAATCCGTCCCCCGCATCCAAATAGGAGAATTATATGCCAATGTATGAAACAACAGTAAGAACACCACAAGGTGAAAAGAAAGAAAAAGTCTTTGCGCCTAATGTACAAGAAGCTAAAAAGCTTTTTGAACAAACATATGGTCCACGAAATGTTCCATTCATACCGCATATAATACCAAGTTAATTCGGAGTGTGGCGCAGTCTGGTAGCGCACCTGGTTTGGGACCAGGGGGTCCAAGGTTCGAATCCTTGTACTCCGACCAATCATTTTTTAAAAGAGGAAATAGTATGACATGTAGAGGTTATGATTCAAGGGCAGTTAAAATCCCTAAAGCAGTTAAACGTGCGGCAACGCTAATTCGTGATGCACATGTGCGTGGGGATTTTATTCGTAGTTATGTTGAGATTGAAAAAAGCAATTCACGCACAAGTTCTCGTAAGGATAATAGTAAATGACTAAAGGTAGCTTACCAAGACCCTATAGTGTTGATTTAAAAACGTTTAATAACAACTGGGATAATATCTTTCGTAAGCCTGATCCAAGAATACTTGAGGATCAAAAGAATGAAGATGAAGCGTTTGACAATATTGTTAAACAAACAGAAGTAAAAGATAGTAACCAGGGTGGTTAAATAGAATAACGCATCGTTAACTCAGTGGTAGAGTAGCGCCTTTACACGGCGAATGTCGGGAGTTCGACCCTCTCACGATGCACCAAACAAAGGAAAAATATGTCACAAAGCAGAGCAAGATATACAAGTGAAGAAGCCGCAAACATGGTCGGTAATCGTTTTGATTTAGTTCTTATCGCCTCACAGCGTGTAAGAGAATTAAAGCGAGGACATCGTTCAATGCTTACTACTAAATCAGGACCAATGGTTACTGCATTAGAAGAAATTGAACAAGGACTTGTTGGTAGAGAATATCTAAAACGTATTAGAAAGAATTTGTAAACAATATCTCTCTAGTGTAATGGCAGCATACCGGTCTCCAAAACCGTTAGTCAAGGTTCGAATCCTTGGAGGGATGCCAAATAAAGGAATAATATGCCCGCAGTATTTTTAACAAGTGACACACACTTCGGGCATACCGGAGTTTGTAGATTCACAAACAGTGATGGTTCAAAGATGCGACCATGGACTGATCCAGATGAGATGGATGAAGAAATGGTTAAGCGTTGGAATGAAACAGTACGACCTAACGACAAAGTTTATCACTTGGGTGATGTTGTCATTAACCGCAAAGCATTGAAGATTATGAGTCGCTTAAACGGTGACAAAGTGTTGATTCGTGGTAACCATGATATCTTCCGTGACGATGAATATAGATTATACTTCCGTGAATTACGTGCTTATCACGTGATGAACGGAATGATATTAAGCCATATACCAATTCATACTGAATCGTTAGGAAGATTTGGTACTAACATTCACGGTCACTTACATGCTAATCGTGTAAAGAAAGAAGTTGAAACATTACATGAGTTTGGCGTTCGTGGTAGTAGACATTACATTGATGTACGTTATCATTGCGTATGTGTTGAGCATACAGATTATAGACCCATACTGTTTGAAGATGTTATAAAACGTATTGAAAGTGAAGGTGGTAGTGTTGGATTTAAAAACGGTAATGGACCTACAATGTAAATTAAAGGTTGACAATAATACCGTAATGTATTATAATAAGTTTTAATCAATACTTATTAAGTTTTATGAAAAAGCATATTACTCTTGCCCTTTTTTCAATAACATTGCTTGCAGGATGCGGGGGTGGCTCATCTGCTTCCCCTACAATTATTGAACCACCTATAATTAATGGTAACATTGTTACAACCGATCTGTCTCGCCAATCGGTTAGGGGAGTATCATGTGATTTGTTCAATAGTGATATTTCTGATGTTGCAAAATTTAAACTTTTTCAATTAGGCAACATACAGTCCTATCATTGTTTACAGGCACATAAATCAGATGGACATCCTACAAAATCTGGTGATTATGCTTATAGATTTGAGTTGCGTCCTGAGGATTGTACTTGGAATACAAGTCACAATGATTGTATTAATGATAGAAGTAGGACTGAAATTGAAGATGATACCGGTGGAATTAATGTATATAATAAAGAAATAGTATGGGACTTTTGGATGTACATTCCGGAACAACCTAGATTTAAACCAGTAGGATCAGGACATTTATTTGTATCACAGCTATTAACAATGTCAACTACTAGATGCTGTTTAAACTATTTTGGATTTGCACAGATACTAATTTCTAGTGAAAATAAATTAGCTGTTCGCCCTCTAAATGAATTTTCATTTACATCAGCCGCTGATACGTATCCTACAGTTGATATCAATGCCATTGACAATCCGTACAATCAGTGGATTAATATACGTTATGAAATAAAAACATCTATGTATAGTGACGGGTACAGTCGTGTTAAAATTAACGGAAATACTATACTAAACACTACTGGGCCAAATGTGTTAGATAAAGATTTGCGAGTAATGTTGCGGTTAGGTTTATATAATGGATCTAAGTCAAAGACAAGAGAGCCGTATAATACACAAGTAATCTATTATGATAGTATCACTAAGTCAATTAAATAAAAATAGACCCTTCGGGGTCTATTTTTTTGGCTATCATCTGACTATTTGATTGTTAGAATAATCTTGTAAATACATACGACCTCTAGGTATTCTATTCTTTATGGCATATTTTTCTAATTCTTGCATGGCTTGTTGTTGAGTTTTATTTACTGCTGTAGCAACTTGCCTTCCTGCATTATAAATTCGCCAATCACTTATACGTGGCCCTTCTGGTTCAGTGGGTTGAGTTGCTTGTGTAGCTTGAGTAGCTTGAGTTGGTGCCGGCTCAGCTGGTTGATTTACAAATTCATCATCAGGTGGTAGATTTTTTCCTGGTGCACCGGGAACTGATTTATAACTTTGAGGGAACTTTGCTACTATCTGCTTGGCAGCTTCTCTAACATCATACCCTTCAGGTGGGCTAATTTCTTTACTGCCGGTTTTTACTTCACCTGCTTTTGTAAGCATAGCTTTAACAATTTCTTTCATTAAACCAGGGAATCTTTTAGAAAACTCAAGATCAGCACCAGTTCTATTATATCGTTGATCCTGTGTGCTGTTTACTAATTGACTAGTAGGAGCATGTAATTGCCACTTGCCATTTTTATTATCAATATTTTGTTTATCAATAATACTAATGATAGGACCGTCAGGTGCATAATTATTAAACCAATTCAATCCACTAGAACCACCGGTACAGAAATTACTCATGTGTCCTGTTTGATTGTTAAATGTATAACAAGCACCATAGTTTAATGGCATTATAACATGAAATCTGTCATTATCTAATAGTACTATTTCTTTTCTATTGCGTTTATGTTTTTCTAATGCTTCGGCGTCTTTAATTCTTCTTAAAGTATTACGATACTCATCTTTTTCCATTGCCTGTTGTAACGCCCGTATACTAGGAAATTTATTAAAATCTTGGTCTGGCTTCTTTAATAAACCACGTGTGCTTAATGCTTGCCAAGCACCCAGTGCGTCACCGCCCTCACCATTCAAATCTTCATAATCTATAGCGTGATTATTATATAATTTTAATAACCAACTATCAAATTTACCTTCTTTACTTAAATCACCATACTCATTTTTAGCCAGTGTTTGATTAACTAATTTACTCCAAGCTTGAACATAATCAGCAACTGTAGGTCTTGGACCCATATCTGCTATTTCATTTTTTGGGAATGTTCTATCGTGTCTAACAGCAATAGCTAACATTTTTGCTAGCTTGGGGTCTTTCATTATATTAGTACTGATATCGGCTTCTGTTAAAAAGTGTGTTGCTCTCATTATACTAAACTCCTCTTTAGATATGCGAGAACAGCACTTAATTTATCTCTATCTCCGTTAGCTATATCTGATAATACCTTTACCATACCTTCAGTTTTTTCTGTTGTTAAACCATTATCACGATACCTATAACCACTAGTTACATTACCAGTAAGTTGTGGATAGTAATATCTGGCTGCTAATATTACACTAGCACTCACCGCATTGCCAAGGACGTCACTTATCTCATTGTTATCTAAACCTTGGATTGCTTGGTCAATTAATTTTACTTGGTCAATTTTTTTATCTACTTTATGATGAGCATCATTTTTTGCCATACTAGCAATAACACCATTGATATCAGCTTTGGAAGCAACTAATATTTTTCTAAAAAGTGGTTTGAATCGTTTGGTCAAGGTAGTTACATTAACAGTGTTAAAGTCTGATATAGGTTTATTCTTACCACGATTTTGGTTTAATTCTTTGGAGTATTCACTATCTACAAAGTAAAATTTTCTAGCATCACCTATAATACTTTTTAACAAACCATTAGCATCAGTAACATTGTCTGCAAAGGTAGAATATATCATATTGCCTTCATCTGGATCAGGTCTACCGTTACTAGTAAATATTTGATAGGATCCAGACCTTGATGCCCTGCTACGATAAGTATCGGAACCTATATATCTTACTGCACCAAATCCTTTATTACCTGCTATTAGCAACCATGTACCGGGCTTGTCTTTGAGATCAGTCCATTTAGGTCTGATTGCAGGTTCAGGTTGAACATCATGTCCTAAAGCTTCTTTAGAATGTAGTTGTTTTAATACTTCCTGTGCGCCCGGCCCAGTAAACTGAGCCATAGCTGTGCTGGCTTCTGACACTATGCTTTCGCATAATTGCGAAAAATACTTATAATTATCCATATATGTATTTATTCTTTTATAATCATTTGGTTCCAATAATCATATAGCGTTTATATCCATTAGTAGCATATGGTATGTTTTTTACTCCGGAATATAACAAATTACTCAGGTTAAACTTATTAACTAACTCATCTAAACTATCAGTAGTTTGTTTAATAAACCAGGGAAATTCTGGATCTTTCATATTAGTAGTCTGAATACATACTAAACTACCATTTGAAACTGAATCATACCAGTTATTGTTATCCATTTGGTCTATGCTACAATTAATGAAAATACTGTTAGCATGTAGACTGTAATCATATTCGTTCACATCTTGTACATGATTGTAAACTTTGGGGGATTCGTATTTCCACATGTCACACACTTTATTAGCATTATTTATTGCTTCTGGATTAATGTCATATCCATGTACAGTATTATAGAATGTAGGTTTGCGAGTAAGTAACATAAATGCTAAAAGATTATCCCAACAGCCTAGAATATGTAATGTGGGTTTTGTAAGACATTCACGGTATATAGCTGTTTCTAGTTCCTCACATAACCATAGTTTGCTTTTAATCAATCCATGATAGAAAGATTCATGTGTATCAAATTTATCTGAATTTGTCATTTTCATTGGCTTGCGTATTTAATAATGTTTTGATGGTGTTATTCCATTTAATATGAGAATTAGTCAGTTTTAATTGTTTAATTAACTCTATTTTATAATTTATTAGGTTAAATGATTTTGTTTTATGGTGTTCCCAACCATGATTTTTTATTCTAGATTTCAACTCTGGGTACATAATTTGATACATACGTGATTTAAAATTAGATATATTCTCACCGAGTATATGATTATTTAAATGTATGTCTATTAGTTTAACACTGGAGTCTAAACTGTAGCTTATCATATTGCCAATTCCATGTATACCTTTATCAGTCATAAACCGTTCGTAACTAGCATATTCTAATCTAAAAGGTGATAAGACTTTATTTGGAATATGTGTTTGTGCCCATGGCCAATCTCCTCCTATAATAGGGAAATAATTACATTGTTCAATTAACCATAAATGTGTCGCTACATGCGGTTCTATGATATAATAAGGGGTCAGATATTTTAAATGTTCACCATTCTGAAAAAATTTATCTGCATCCAAATCAACCAATTTATGAGTTATATTATTTTCTCTACAAAACTTTTCTGCATAATACAAATCATGGGTATTAATGATTAACCCTTCTATTTTAATAACTAATGTGATTGCTATGACTGGTATATTGTTTTTTATACAGGATAACAATACTAACTCACTATCTAATCCACCGCTATATAATACTTCTACATATTTGGTCTGTCTGTTTGATAAATGGTCATTGAATATGTCAGTAATATTACGGTTATTTTCGTATGGAACATCTAATAATTCTGTGGTAAATTTATGAGAATTTTCCCCTAATTCTAGGGTACATTTCTTAAACCCACTTAATCCAACATTCCATTCAATAACATTTTCCATAACAATATTTAGTAGTTAAAAAATGTCGCTAAATAATAGCATATTTTGAATTTATGCTAAATACGAATAACACTACACCGAGGTTAAAATGCTACACTTCATTAAAGACATCACACACAAACTATTAGAATTTATTAAAGACGATCCAGTAAGACCTGAAATCTCAACCGATTTTAGAGTTAGTAATGGACGATTAGTGGCAGCATTAACTGATGAATCTGAAGATAATCCGGATGCTATGGTATGTGTTAGTTTCCATAATTTTATTCCAGAAAATGTAAAAGATTTAGATAATACTACTCAAGTACCAACAACTGCAGTATTTTATACAATATGGAGTTATAAAGCCGGTAAAGGTGCTGAATTATTATATAGAGCGGTTAAGGGTATTCAGGAACAATATCCAAGTGTTACTAGATTTGTAACATTAAGTCCTAAAACTAATATGGCAAGGAGATTCCATTTGCGTAATGGAGCTATTGTTTTTAGAGAGAATATAGAAACAATTAATTATGAATATACCCCAATAGTAAATACAGATAACTTGGAGAATAATAATGAGCAAAGAGAATCTATTAATAGTTAATGAAGTAGAAGATGAAGATCCGGAAATGTGGCAATATGAACATAGTGCCATTATAGCATCGGAATTTATTAATGATGTATTATTGGAACAATTAGATAAATTTGAACATGATAATGATGATGACCAATATATATATGGTATTGCAAGTCATGGATTATTTATTTCATTAGTAGCACGTTTAGGTGAAATGGGATATACCGAAAAAGAATTGCGTAAGGAAATTAAGACTTGGCTTAATACAAGTGTAGGACAAGTAGTTCACTAATACTTAAGTATTACATTTTTAACAAACAAAAGTACTCATTTAGCCCCCTGAGGGGCTTCAAAATCGCTAGAATACTCAGGAACGCACTCTGATACACTTCTAGCGGTTTTTGCCAATATTTGACAATAAATGGGTTTTCGTGTACAATTCATCTATGAACTCAAAAATCGTCCGCAAACGTAGAACAGATCGCAATCAAGTGATATACTATATCCGTGATACAGTAACACTTGAGTACTATGTCGGTTTGACCGCACTTTGCTTCAATGGTAATGTTCGCAAGACACTGACCCGTCGTATGCAAAAACATATGCAACGGGCCATGACTGAGAACAAAGATTGGGGTTTAAGCCGTGCATTACGTGAGCGTGGCGCCGAGCGTTTTGTATTTGGAACATTGGAAGTTGTACGTGGTAAGCGTCCTGCTCATGCACGTGAGACAGAATTGATTAACACATTGCAACCAGCATTAAACACATTTGGAGTAAAGTAATGAATCAAAAAATTGAAGATTTGATGTATCATGCAGGACTAACCGCACAAGGATGCTGGGATGAAATGGATGAGTATGATAAACAGGCTATAGAAAAGTTTGCCGAATTGATTGTAAAGGAATGTATGAATGTTTTAGATCCGGGCGGCCATCAATTGATAGCACGTTTCCACACAAGACAGTGGTTGTCAGAACATTTTGGAATAAAATGAAATTAAACGATATCCTACAATGGTCAGGCGCATTCTTTGTAATTATCGGGCATGTTTTTAACTCAATAGGTCCTAGTGTTTATCCCTACAACATTGTAGCATTTACATTAGGTACTGTTGCGTTTTTGTCTTGGGCTAGTCGTGTAAAAAATAGTCCACAAATAGTAGTCAATGTAGTGTCAATGGTTACTTGTTTAATTGGTTTGGTTAACGCTTGGAGATAAGATGAACAAATTAGTTAGAGATGGAATGGTTGCTGTATTATATAGCCCTGACTATGGTTCAGGATGGTATACATGGAATACGAACCATCCTGAATTATTATTTGATCCTGCTATCGTTCAATTGGTAGAGGAAGAAAAGTTTGATGAATTGAAAACATATGTTACATTAAAGTATCCCAACATATATGACGGTGGTATGTGGGAATTGAAGGTAGCATGGATACCTGAAGGTGCAATGTTTAGAATAAACGAATATGACGGCGACGAATCTATTGAATTGAAAGATGATGCAGATTGGTTTACGGCATAAGTAATATATTATTGGGGGCTGATTAATGAATAAAAAAATTAAAGAAATTGCCAAAGAGGCTGGATTTGTTACTTGGGCTAATGAACCACATGGTCCAGGTAAAGGTAATATTGATTGGTCTAGTTCCTATGATAAAGAACTAGAAAAATTTTATGAACTGGTTGTACGTGAATGTGCTAAAGAAGTTAACAATGTGTATAAACAGGGTGGTGGCACCTATGCTGAAACTATTTTGAAAAAAATGAATGTTAAATTAAAATGATACTTTATATAACTAATAAAGACCGTACAGTGTTTCTTCCATATGAAGAAGGTATGATTGAATGGTTACATGAAAATTATCCCTTCAGTAAATATCGGATAGAGGAATATGAAAAGTAAAGAAGAAATTATCACTGATATGTGCTATACATATCGGCATGATTATGGATTAGATAAAGATCCTAATGATCCATCATGGGTTGCAGGAATGACATTTGATGAACGTAAGGGTTTGTACAATACAATGAAGCAAATCTATGAAAATAATATTGAACCAATGGTGAATCAGTATAAAGATTTACAAGAAGGTAATAGTGTTATTCTACCTAAAGACAAAGACCATGCTGAAGCAATGGTACGTGTTGGAATGTTTTATTTGGAGAAAAAGAATGGAAAAAGATAATAGGGTTGAAATTGAATTAGATTTGAATGAACATGAGGTGTATTTGTTGGCTATGGAAGCCCACAAACGTGATATTACACTAAATAAGATGATAGAGGGTATTTTACAGGAAGTAATTGACAAACATACAGTCAACGGAACACTTGCCTAATACGTTATATAAGTATAGGAGATAGTTATGAAAAAGATTCTAGTAGCATTATCATTATTAGCTGTAACCGGAACAGCAATGGCACAACATCACGGGCACGGTTTCCGTCATCATGGCCATCATCGTGGTCCAAGTATGGGTTGGTGGGTAGCCCCTGTGGTTGTAGGGGCGATAGGTTATGAATTAGGTCGTCAACAGGTTATTGTTCAACAACAACCAATAGTTATTCAACAACAATCTATTCCTCCTAGCATAACATGTACCGAATGGAAAGAGGTACACACTTCTGATGGTAAAATATATAGAGAACGAACCTGTAATCAGTAACCAAAATCACTTGTGCAATATCGTTCAATATGTTACAATATGCATATGAACGATATTTTTTATGGAATTTTCAATTGGATCAAAGATGACTACCGTACTAATCCTTTTAGGTTTATCATTGAGTTGCTTGCTTGGGGTATTAGCATTGGCTGTTCAATCGCAATGGCACTCACCGTCCCCAATCCGCCTTTACTTGCTTTGTACCCTCTTTGGATCATCGGTTGTGGTCTCTATGCTTGGGCTAGTTTTACTAGGAAATCTTTTGGCATGTTGGCTAACTACTTGCTACTTGTAACAATTGATAGTGTAGGATTAATAAGGATGTTAATGTGATAAACAAATTAGAACAATATAAAAAATACTTTAGTTTTAAAGGTACAGCTTCACGTAGCGAATACTGGGGAGTATACTTAATTAGTTGGTTCCTACTAGGTCTTACTAGTTCATTAGCTTTTATATTATTTGTATTAAGTTTACCCTTTACTATCGTGGTAATAGGAATACTTGGTTGGATTACTTCTCTTGCAATATTATGTGCAGGTAGTATATTGTCATGTTGGTTATGGATTGCAACCACAATTAGACGTTGCAACGATGCCGGAATCAATCCTTGGTTTTCTATTACCATACTATTACCTCCGCCATTCGGCACTATTCCTGTCATTGTATTTGGATGCTTAAAACCAGATTCTGATAAAGGTTGACATAAATACGTTTCCCATGCTATAATATGCATTATGAAACGAAAAATCTTATCCTTTACTATTGAACAGCCCAAACATCGGGCTCATAGAGTGTTGTTTTCTTGCAACACTCCGTTCAAACCTAAGGTTGTAACATCTAAAAAGGGTGAGTACATACGTAAACCTAAGCATCCAAATCGCACCGAAATTTGACAATAAATCAGTTTGGTGCTACAATACTTGTATTGAATCATTAAAAGGAAACAAAAATGACACTTAAACAAAAAGCATTACTCCAGACAGCAGGCATTGTTGTCGGAGTATCATTCGGATCAGTAGTACTTACATATCTAATTTCTGTAATTAGCAGAGACACATTGGTATATATTACCGGTTCTGCATTGTTCGGATTCTTGTTCTATTCCATATATGGGCTTGTTTTAAACAGGCTAGAGTCTAAGGAAACTTTGGATAAATTGTCATCCAAAATTTGACAATAAATGGTTTTGGTGCTACAATAGAGTCTTATTCAGTCAAAAGGAGTTATTATGAACATTAAGCAAATTAATACTGCTATCATGCAGGGTGATCTTACTAATGAAGAATTGAATAGCATCGGTGATGCAATTCGTTTTGCCCGTGCCCAACTAGTGGTGCGTAACAAATCGGCATTGACGATCGGATCTAATGTTAAATTTACTAGTTCAACCCGTGGTACTATCTCCGGTGTTGTAAAGAAAATCAATCGTAAATTTGTAATTGTAGATCAACCGGGTCAGTTCCGTAGTTGGAGAGTGCCCGCTAACATGTTGGAGGTGTTATGAGTTATTTTGTCGGAATCGTGATTGTCATTGCCCTCGTTGCAATTGGCCCGTTACTGACTATTTGGTCATTGAATGTGTTGTTCCCAATGTTAGCTATTAAGTACTCATTAGAGTCCTGGCTAGCTGTAGTGATTTTAGGTGGATTGTTTAAAGTAGGAAAACCAAAATGAGTGAATTAGAAATTGATATCGTTGAAATGTTGGGGCAAGGTACACACCCTGCAACTATCTCCGCTGTATTGGAAGTGCCCGTAACTTGGGTTTATGAGGTGTCCGATTCCTTGAAGGGTAAGGAAGTGTTTAGCCCATACAAAACAGTCAACTCCTAAATTTGACAATAAATGGATTTGGTGCTATAATAGAATCTTAAACAGTTAAACAAAGGACTAACAAATGGCTTACATGAATCAAGAACGCAAAGCAAAGATTACACAAGCACTTAAGCCTATCTTGGCTAAGTATAAGGTTAAAGGATCTTTGTCAGTTCGCAACCATATGACTATTGTATTGACCCTCAAATCGGGTGCTATTGACTTTATTGGTAATAGCAACAAGGTTTGTGGTAATGATTTCTATCAAGTGGCTCGTGGGTTCAAACCTACTACAAGTGGTTACGATCAGGTGAATCCTTACTGGTTCCAGGATCACTATGATGGTGTTGCTAAGGAATTCTTGACCGAGGCTTTTCAAGCATTAAAAGCTGCCGATTGGTATGACGAATCGGATGCAATGACAGATTATTTTAACACGGCATACTATGTTGATGTTAACATTGGCAAATGGAACAGTCCATACATTGTTCAATAAATCAAATAATGGGTAACACAATGGTTGACAATAATGTCCGATTGTGTTATCATTATAACAGTGCTGAGTAATATCAGTACATTTTTTAAACTTAGCTTTTTTTAAAGGAAACATAATGGCTAATTCTAATCAAACTTTCAAAGTCGCTGGTATTACTATTCACAATGGTAACGCTAAAGTTCGTTTTACAGATGACATGGTCCGACGTATCAAGCAATTCACTAAAGGTGGTGCTAGTCGTGTAGACTTTGTTGAGTTGCCGTCAGAAATGACAAAGGTAGAAGCATTAAAATATCTTGCTACTCTATCTGAGTTTGCTAGTGCATCAGATCAGGCAACTATTGCTGATACACTTGAAGATAAAACTAAAGAAGCAAGTAAAGGTGAAGTTAAAGTAAAAGCTTCCAAAACAAAGCCTAGCATTGATGCTATTAAAGCACGTGCTAAAAAAGCAAAAGTGTCCGCAGAAGATATTCTTGCGGCAGTTGAAGATGCTCCACTCTAAAAAACAGGGCTTCGGCCCTATTAAATTATGAATCTATCTACATTCCGTCGTTCGTTTAACCCTCGTAGAGAATTTAATCCGGCAGATAAAAAAGATTTGCTAGAATTTAAATACTTTAAACAGAAAGGCAAATGGAAAACTGGTTGTCCATTCTATTTAGAGGATCCATTTGTTGAGATTCCGGCAATGTGTGAAAGTAAATTCACTAACTACATGCTAACGAAGATGTAAAAAAAAGCCCCTTAATTGGGGCTTTTTTGTGGGTTATAATATTAGGTCCATGTAGTTGATAACTGTGTCGCAATCAATGCCGGACTTGCAGTTTTACTTGTATTAGTGCTTGGAGCAAATGCAACATTTAGATAGAACAACAATGAAGTAGTTGTACCAAATACTGCGTTACCTGTACCAGTTGGGATACTGAATAATACATTTAGTAATGTGCAAACAGAGCCAGTTGTATTTAATGCAACACCGTTACTATTGGTAGCAGTATTAGTAATAATACTGTTAGTTACAGTTAATGTTCCACCATATACTTCAATTGCGGCCGCGTTGTTTGCATCAATTTCTGAACTATCAATAGTCATAACTGTACCGGTACGGACAGCGGCAACTTGAACATTACCGGAAGTTTCAATATCAGTTATATAACAGTTACCTGTTGTAACGTCAATACAATAAACATCGCCGGTACCACTATGTGCTAAGTGTCCAATATTCAAATGTAACACGGAGGTTACATTTGAATTATCCATAAAGATACAAGTTCCGGATCCGTTTGTATCTAACCAAACATCACGAATGAATAGTCTCTGTGCCGCACTACCAGTGAAATCAATACAAGTTCCGTTAGTTGGTGCAACAAGTCTTAGATTGCTTATTGAGTAGTGATTACTTGATATAGAACCAGTGCTTGAAGATACTGTAATTGTACCTGTAATAGTTGGACTACCGTGTGTACCCGTACCAAAACTAGTCAACCAAATTCCGGGTTGCATTGTAATGTTTTCAGTAATGTTATTTAATAATAGAACAAATGCAGGGTTACTATCAGTATATCCTGCAGTTACGGCCGCTGATATAGCCGCCGTAACTGTTTTAAAAGGTTGTATTGGTGTACCAATTGCAGTATAAGTATCTGATCTACTTGGATCAACATAAAATGTATTAGTTTGTTGATATGCAATATTACCACCACTACCGATGAAGTAATTTGCTGTTACTGCATTACCTAAGTTAACATTAGCATTGATAGAAATATTGCCAGCTGTATTAGCAACAATTTCTACACCGTTATTAAAACGAATATCTGCTTGCTTGAATGGAGTGGTCGTCCCCGCTACATTTAAATTAATGAATTGCAAGTCAAGACCGTAATCAAATCCTGAGCCAGGAGTTGAGTTTTTCATACTAACACCATATGCTGAACCAGCGGTAGTCAATCCACCGTCACCGTCTAAGTAAGCAACAACAGCCGCATTTGCTGTAGTTGTTTGATCTCCCACAACACCAAGTAAACCAGTGTTAATAAATTCGCTTGCATTAGTACCGGTAACTAAGTATTGACCGGTTACACCGGCTACATAATTGCGTGTTTTAGTTAGATTGCTACCTGTTACACGACCACGCACTGCTTGTGCGCTAGCCGGATCATTTGCGTCATTGCTACCAAATGCTGAATCAATTGCTAATATACTACGTACTCCAACTGTTGCACCACCACCGACTGTATTAGCAGTACCGGTTACATTTGCATTACCATTTGGAATATTAATGTTACCACCAGTGATATTACCTGTTGTTGTAATTGTGTTACTACCGGCAGCAATAATACCAATAATGTTACCGCCAGTAATATTACCTGTTGTGCTAATTGTATTGCTACCAAACGCACTCATTAAAGTTACTACATTGCTATTACCGTATGTAGTTGCGTCACTTGCCCAACTTAATACGCCACTGCCGTTAGTAGATAATACTTGACCTGCGGTACCACCGGTAATTATTATATTACCTACAGCACCAAGATTAGCTGTAGTAGAAACATTTAATATAGTTAGTGATGCTGATCCAGTAGAACTTATACCACTAGTGTATACTGTACCTGTTACATTAACATTGCCAGCTCCAACATTACCTGTAAATGTTGGCAGATATGCGGCAACGTTGCTGTCAGTATATTCATTACCTGCATAGTTATTAACTTTATATGAATTTACTGTTTGATTAACTGCGCTAACAGAGATAGCTTTATTAGTGTTATATACAGTTACAACATCAGCTGGCTCATTGCTAGTTGCTGATGTAATAGTTAACGATGTTCCTGAAGCTGTTTGAGTAGCTTGATTATAGGTTGTTGTAGCACCAGATACTTGTGGTGCAATACCTCTGGCTACTGCTGTTCCGCCTGATGTAGCTGAACCTGTACTAGCAGAAACTGTCGGAGGACTTGTTCTTGCTACTGACGGAGTTGGTGTTTCTAGTGATCTTAATACAGAAGGATCGGATCCGCCGATCATTGGTGGTGATGTTGCCATTATAATGGTCCTTTAGTTGTTATATTACTATTTAGTCTAAAATATCTAATTACGGGTTGTTAACTGACTTAATTATCCAATAATCACTGCTCATACTTGAATTAGTAACAACATTAAATGGCATATAGAAGTATCCCTTAGCACCCCAATTTGTACCCCAACTGTTTCTTGCAATAAAAACCTTCTTACGCTTATCATATCCAACTAGTAATACAGCATGACCACCTAACAATCGTTCACGCCTTGTGTTTGGATAAGGCATATTACCAGTTCGTGCTACACTAGCAGACATAAAACTAGTATATACATGAAATCCCATTACAATAGGATAACCATTTGTTAATGCGTCTATACATCCATTAAAATCATTTACTCTTTCGTATCGTGTTACTTTACGATTCAACGCATCATTTTTTGCTTCAGTAATTGGTTCTTGTCTAAACTTTCTAATATCATGCGGCCACAATGATTCTAAACTTGCACCATAGTGATTTGTTGCTTTAATCCCATCACGAATATATGCCCCACTATCATAATTAACTGTACCAAGTAGTAAACGTTCATAATAGTAAATGAATAATCTACTAATATCTTTGTGTTTGCCATTACGTTTGTTTAATAGTTCTATTGCACCTGCTATTGCCTGACCGGTACAACTTCCAAGATTACCTTGATTTTCAATTGGACTGCAATAACTTCTTAAATCTACAACATTAGGACTTACTTTAGATGTTACTTGATATTTGTAATCTCTTGTATCTATTTTATCAGTTTTCCATATTAAATTAAATTTGTCGTCAAGTGTCCTAGGTATGACTTTTTTGTCGGCAGGGGGATTGAAGGTATGATCCTCATTTGTGTTTATTATTGTGCGAGGATCTTGTTTCATAATAATTCCTTAACTGAATGTGAAAGGGTAGTTTTACAGTTTAGTATAACCATAATTAACAACTGCGTTAGCACCGCTATTGTTAGTGATACCAAATGTAAACACATTAGCCGTGTTACCTAAATAAGTATTAACATTGCTGATTGAACCTACTGTGCCAGTAAACTGATCGGGTATTGTTGTAAACACTAATGCATTTCCAACTGAGTAATACCAAGCATACTGACTGCCTAGTACCGGTACATTTGTATTTGTAACAACAGCAGTCGCAGTATATGTTATAATACCGTTTGGAATATTACCGTTAACCCAGATTGAGTAAGTTCCATTCAATGGTACACTAATGTTTACTGTATTATTGCCGGACGCAAGTGTCCAACTACCTGCAACTTTAGTAGCAACATTAGATAATCCACCACCGTTACCAGTAAAGGTAGTAGCTGACACTGTACCTGGTGCCGTCAAGTTACCTGTATTGTCAAATTGCCAAGTATTGAGTGTACCAGTAGCGTTTGTTTGAATAGTAGCATTAGTAGCATATGCTGATATAATACTAGTTGCGGCACCTGCATTAGTCATGGACAACAATTGTGCTGGATTGTTTGTACCGTTGTCTACTGCCACAATACCGATTGACGCATTTGCTACTGTCTTAATGAATCCGCCCGATGAACCTGGTATTGTTAAATTACCAGTACTATCAAAGTTCCATCCGTTAGTACCAGCACTAGTTATAACTATATTGCCATTACTAGTTGCGATATTAACATTGCTATTACCATTAGCAATAGTTGTTACACTTCCAGTCCAAGCTGTATTTTGTTCAGTTGCATCGGGGAATGTGATTGTTGCACCAGTACGTGATAATTCAAGCGAATTATTAGCATGAGATATTCTACCAAATATATTACTTGATAAGAAACCACCAGTACCAAATATAATATCTTTTGTTGTACCCTGACTACCGGTTGTTAATACTAGATTTCCACCGCCACCTAATAGTGTTTGGCCAGGACCATATGATTGCACAAATACATATCCGTCACCGTTGCCGGTTATACTATAATTTGCATCTCCAAATCCTGAACTAGTAAAGCCCAGAGATGCTTGTCCACCAGTGTCATCACCTTTTGCACCAAGTGCCACCCAGTCAGCACTACCATTATCTGATACATTATTAACAACAGCTTGAACATATGCAAAATTATTACTACTTGCTATAAAAACCTCATGCTCAATGCCAGTCAATGTATTAGCGCCTGGACCAATGTAAATACTTGTACCACCTAATACAACATTATCTGGTGCGTAGAATGTACCATCATCACCAAATATAAATTCATGTGCGGCTGCATTAGAATAGATTGTAAAGTTAGCATTTGCTGTTCCAACAATATCACCGGGTAATGTTAAGTTACCAGTTGTGTCAAATGTCCAAGAAGCGCCGTTGCCAGCATAATCATCAGCGTTGATTACTACATTACCGTTGGCTTCTAATTTTACAAACCTACTGTCAGCCCCAAAGTATTGGTCATAATAAGCATTGTTGCCAGTGTCAAGGTGTATGTGTGTGGGAGCATCACCGCCACGCACTCTCAAGTATTGTACTGCGCTATTGGCAATGCTGCCATTTCCAGGGGCCAAAAACAATCCGGTACTGCCAAATTCATCGCCTGTGCCAATAACAATATTATCGTCAAATGTGACGTTACCTGTGTTAGCACCACCGCCACCAATTGATACTTGTGTACCGTTAGCGTAGTTAACAGCAAAAGTATTACCTGGTAGTGTTAGGTTACCGGCAGTGTCAAATGTCCACATAGCAGTATTGCTATTACCATCATTACTGTTGATAACAACATTACCTGTGTTTGCTAACTTAACATATAAGTTATCACTACCTAAGAACAACTCGGTTGCATACAAGTTTCCACTTGTCAAGTGAATGTGATCACCGTCAGCCGCTGTTGGATATATTAATAACTGTTGATTAGCAGTAGTTCCACCTGCTGGTTTTAAAGCAATGGCACTACCACTAAGTGCGCCGTCCGGAATGTTGGTTTCATAAACAACACTATTCAATGGCAAGTTTAAGTTACCATTTAGGTTGATATTTCCACCAGATGTGAATCCACCGTCTGATGAGATTGGTAGTAAGTTTGCTGCCATTTTATTTTTCCTTATTCTTATTAATCTACTGCAATACCAAATTCGGTAGCATCATATGTAACCCAACTATTGGCTGCGCCTGAGTTAATTGTTACTGTAATTTCCATTATGTTAGAGCCGTTCAGGTCAACTACTACTGTACTGTTACTGATTGTTGGTGGTTGAACTCTGTTGCTTACTGTGTAGTAAGTATTACCACCTGTAGATGTAGCAGACACATCAAAAAATTCAAATCCTAAACCAGTATGCTGAATTTGCATTGTAACTTTCATTGAAGTTGTGTCAACACTGGTAGCAGTGTAAACAGTAGTCGG